TATTTAGTACCATCTACTTTATTTAGATTTAGTAACTTTGAAAAGTATTTAGAATCTGCATCTAATTATATAGAAGTAAAACCAGCTCAATGGACTAATGACCCTAGAAGCGGTCAATTTTGTTAAACTATGAAACATTATTATAAACTAGAAGAAGTAAACCAAGAACTAAACACTTTAAGAGAGAAAGGACTAACTAGAGGTAAAGAGGTAGGTTTTCCGTTCGATAAGGTAGGTATGTCGATAAAAAAAGGGTGCACTACTTATATTGCTGGAGCACCTGCATCGGGTAAGTCAGAGTTTTGGTTAGAGTTACTTGTTAATCTTAGTTGTCTTTACGGTTGGAAACACGTAGTATTCACACCTGAAACGGGGAGTATTCAAGAAGTTTATGCTGAACTTTGTTTTAAATACATAGGTAAACCTTATTATTCTACAGTAGAGGGTTGTATGTCAGAGAGCGAACGAACAAGAGCGGAAATGTTTATAAGTCAGCATTTTATTGTAGTAGATCCTAAAGATGATTCAATAAGTATAAACGACTTTTATAAAATCGTAGACGGTATAGAAAAAGATTTAGGTATAACCGTAAGCACTACCACTATAGATCCATTCAACGAGATTAAACACGAGATAGGGAACGGTAGACAAGATTTATACATAGAGGAAATATTAGGAGAGTGTAGGCGAAATGCAAGAGCAACGGGTAGGCATAATTGTTTAATTACTCATGTAAGAGATCAACCTTTTATCGAAAAAGAAGGAGCTAGATTTAATCCTATGCCGTCTGCTAGGGAATTTGCTGGAGGACAAGCCTGGTTTAGAAAAGGAGAGCAAATGGTAATAGTTTGGCGACCTCCTTACAATGTAACAAGGGAGTCAGGAGATGGAGTTTACGAGGGTAACGAGGTAATTATTAAGGTAGCTAAAGAAAAACCTAAAGGAGCATCTATAAAAGGAGAGTACACATTTTTCTATGATAAAAAACGCAATGCTTATTACTACAAAGAGAATCATCAAATGATTTACGCTAAGAGAGATACACAAGTAGAGCAAAAAAAGATTAAATTAGAACAACCTAAAATAGATGAACAAAGTTACTACTCAGGTATAGCTTTTAAAAGTAATAGAGACACTCATTTAGAAGATAACGAAGATTTTTATAATGAAGAGCTACCAATATAATATACTAGGAACTTTAGATTTAATAGAACAAGAACAAATACAAATAAGAAACTATGAGACAGGGAAAAACTATGTACGCAAATGCTATTCTTACGGAACTTATCGCACTGTACGAATCGAAAGAACAAAACGAGAAGATAGAGAAATGGGTAAAAGAGTTGAGGTTTGTACGGTTACATCTATCGAAACTTTCGTTAGATAACGACGAACTAAAAGAAGAAATTAGTTTACTAGAATCTAAAATAATACCTTTAGAGGCTGGTTATTCTACGATGTATAGAAAGTTTAAACAATCAGAAAAGGATTTAAAAACACTTAAAGAGAATATAGTATAACATAAAATTTAAAACATGTACATTTTTATATTATAAATTATTTGTATTTTACGTAAAATTTAATAAATGACTTGGAAAAAAGAGTACGGAGAAAAAAAGCCTCATAGAGTTAGAATGTCTCCTGACGAATTTAAGAATTATCAAGCGTGGAAGGAAGAAGAGAAAGAAAGATACAACGGATTAAAAGAAGAAGCAAAAGCTCAAGGTATACCACTAGATAAAGTAAAACAATACTGGTATAAATCACAACACTATTCGATTAATGTAGCCGGAGATACAGGTAAAACTTACTACGATCTTAGAGATGAGATCATAAAAGAAATGGATAAGTACTCTCCGGTATATCCAAAAGTAAAGCGTAAGCCACAAACAGACGGGCATTTATTAGTTTTAGATATAGCTGATCTTCATATAGGCAAGTTATGTAGTGAATTTGAAACAGGCGACGCTTATAATCATGTTACGGCTATTCAAAGAGCTAAAGACGGTGTACAAGGTATTTTAGATAAGTCAATAGGGTTTAATATTGATAAGATAGTATTTGTAATAGGAAATGACGTTTTACACGTAGATACACCTAAAAACACAACAACAAGCGGTACTAGTCAAGACGTTTCTTGCATGTGGTACGACGCTTTTCAAATGGCTAGACAATTATACGTACACATTATAGAGCAATTAATACAAGTAGCAGATGTGCATATAGTTTATAATCCTAGCAATCATGATTATATGAGTGGCTTTATGTTAGCTGATTCTATAAAGTCATGGTTTAGATTATCTAAAAATGTTACGTTCGACGCTTCTATTAGTCATAGAAAGTATTACGTTTATGGTAAGAACTTAATAGGTACTTCTCATGGAGATGGAGCAAAGAACCAGGATTTACCTATGTTAATGGCTCATGAGTCTAAAGATTGGACTAACTGTAAGCATAGATACTGGTACACTCATCATATACACCACAAATCTAGTAAAGATTACATGGGAGTAAACGTAGAGAGTCTTAGAAGTCCATCGGGTACTGATTCCTGGCATCATAGAAACGGCTACACTCATGCACCGAAAGCTGTAGAAGGATTTATACACCATAAAGAACACGGACAAGTAGCACGTCTTAATCATATATTCTAATGTGGTTTTTAACAGAATACATAGATAACGGTAAAAAGATCGCTGGGCCAACTATAAAAGCTATATCATGGGCGAACGCTAGGTTTAAAGCTTATCGTTTAGATAGACGTTTAAAAGTTATAGGTATATTTTATGGCGAAGAGGAAGCGTAGTGCGATAGTTAAAGAGCTTGATAAATGGTTTAGCCTTTATATTAGGTTAAGGGATTCAGATCATAGAGGTTTTGCTACTTGTGTAACTTGTGGTAAAGTAGATCACTATAAGAAACTTCAAGCAGGACACTTTGCTTCCAGAAAACACTATGCTACTCGTTGGGACGAGCAAAACGTACAAGTACAGTCATACGGTTGTAATGTAATGCAACAAGGACAACAATATTTATTTTCTAAGTGGTTAGATAATACATACGGAGAAGGAACAGCGGACGAATTAATAAATAAATCACATCAAGCGGTCAAATTCTCAGATCAAGATTTACTAGATAAAATACAATACTACAAAGAAATAGTAAAAAATCACGAAAATTATTCTATCTGATTCTCAAGCAGTTACATTTTATTAGTTAAAAAAGTGTTGAAAAAATTTGCAGAACTAAAACAAGTTCGTATCTTTGAAATATCAATAACAACAAAAACGAATAACTATGAACTTAGAATTAAAAAAGCAGAAAATTCAAGACGGTGCAAATTACTTGAAAAGCCGATACGAGTACATTAACAAGTTTGATGGTATTAGATTACTTACTAATATGAAAGTCGGTATTGATGTACAAATGGCTTTGAAAGCGTGGAAAATAGCTTATGAAGATTAAAGAATTTATTTTAAAACGAATAACTATGAAAGAGATCAGACAACAATTAAGCGAAGGAATTTTAAACTTTGCTTTTATCAAAAAAGACGGAAGTGTAAGAGTAGCGAATGGAACTACTAACTTAGATCTAATCCCAAACGAATTTCACCCAAAAGGAGGTAAAGCATCGGAAAAAGTAATAGCTTACTTTGATACTGATAAAAACGCATGGAGATGTTTAAGTGCTAATACTGAATTTATAACAGCTTAATTATGAAAACTACAGAAATAATAGACGGAAAGAAGTACTTTGTAGAGTGGGAAACAACAGGAGAAAAATTTGAGTTAGGTTGGGAAGTTTTAGAGGGGTATGATTCTCTAGGAAATGAATTTTTAGCTATTGGTATAGCTATTCAAAACGAGCTATACGAGATAACAGACGTAGAAAAACAGTAATCAATTTTATTAACCAATATCTTCTAAGAACGCTCCCTTCGGGGAGCTTAATTTAAAAACTATGAAATATCAAGAATTTATAAAAAACAAAAGACACTCTATAGGCGAGTTTGGTTTTGATGCAAATTATATACCTGACATGGCTTTTGATTTTCAAAAAGAAATAATAGAGAAAGCTGTTAAAAAGGGTCGTATGGCAGTTTTTGCGGATACTGGATTAGGTAAGACATTAATGCAGATATCTATAGCTCAGAACGTGGTAAACCACACAAACGGTAAAGTATTAATATTAACTCCATTAGCTGTAGCTTTTCAATTTATTATAGAAGCTGAAAAGATGGGTATAAACGACATAGAGTACTCTAAAGATGGAAATCACACAAAAAGTATAGTTATATCTAATTACGAAAGATTACACTACTTCGATAAAAAAGATTTTCAAGGAGTAATACTAGACGAATCTTCTATACTTAAAAACTTTGACGGTAAAATTAAAAACGAAGTAACTAGCTTTGTTAAAAAGATACCTTATAGGTTTTTATCTACCGCTACTCCTTCTCCTAATGATTTTATAGAATTAGGCACTAGTTCAGAAGCTTTAGGTTATATGGGGTATATGGATATGCTTGGTAAGTTTTTCAAAAACAATAATAGTAGCGTAGCAAAACAGACTAGGAATATTGGAGAAAAATATTACCTTAAACCACATGCAGAAAAAGATTTTTTTGCTTGGGTAAACCAATGGTCTATTATGGTTAAAATGCCATCAGATTTAGGATTTAGTAATGATAGATATAATTTACCTGAGTTAAATATAAAGAAACATATTATAGAAAATAATTCTCTATTAGGGATAAACGACCAGGTACAAATGTTTGTTAAAGAAGCTAAAACTTTTCATGAAATAAGGCACGAGCAAAAACAAACTATAAGAGAAAGATGCGAGAAAGCTGTAGAACTAGCGAGAGGTAAAACTTCGGTTTACTGGTGTAACCTTAACGAAGAAAGTTCTTTATTAAAAGAATTAGATTCTGAAGCTGTGGAAATATTAGGTAGTATGTCTATAGATAAAAAAGAGCAAATACTTTTAGATTTTGCACAAGGAAAAATAAAAAGAATAATAACTAAAGCTAAGATGACTGGTATGGGTTTAAATTGGCAGCATTGTAATCACTCTGTATTTTTTCCTACGTATTCATACGAACAATATTACCAGGCTATAAGACGTTTTTGGAGGTTTGGACAAACTAAAGACGTAACTATAGACTTAGTTACATCAGCAGGACAAAAAAGAGTATTAGAGGCTTTACAACAAAAAACAGATAAAGCTATTCAATTATACGAAAACTTAGTAAAAAACGTAAACTCTATTTACGAAGACGATAAAAAACAATTTAACAAAGAAATCATAAAACCAAAATTTATTTAACTATGGAAACAAAAGTAAAAGATCAATTAGTAACAGATAACTACGCAATCTATAATAGTGATTGTATGTATGTTTTACCAACTTTAAAAGATGAGTCTGTAGATTTATCAATATACTCTCCTCCTTTTGCGGGATTATACAACTACTCGTCTAGTGAGAATGATTTTAGTAACTGTGAAAGTAAAGAACAATTTTTAGAACAATATCAGTACCTTGTAGAACAAATAGCTAGAGTAACAAAACCAGGAAGAATAACAGCTGTTCATTGTACAGATGTATTTGATAATTCTTGTAGGTTATGGGACTTTCCTGCTGAAATAATTAAAATACATCAAAAATACGGTTTTGAATATCGTAACCGTATTACAATATGGAAAGAGCCTTTAAAGGTAAGAATGAGAACTATGGTTCAGTCATTAATGCACAAGTTTATAGTTGAAGATTCTACTAAATGTTTTACAGCTATGCCCGATTATGTTTTAGTGTTTACTAAAAAAGGAGAAAACCAAGTACCAGTAACACACCCTCAAGGATTAAAGAGGTATTTTGGATCTACTCCAATTTTACCTAATATTTTACAAGCATGGAATAACGCTAATAAAGATGATTTTAATGATGCTCAATTATGGGAATATTTAAACACTAAATTTAAAGACCATAAAGACCCTAAAAGTAATAAGTTATCTCATTATATTTGGCAAAGATACGCGTCTGCTGTTTGGGACGATATAAGAATAGATAATGTACTACCTTTTAGAGATTCAAAAGAGGAAGATGATGAAAAACACGTACACCCGTTACAACTAGATGTTATTGATAGATTAGTAGAGTTATATTCTAACGAGGGAGAAGTAGTTTTAACTCCTTTTATGGGGGTAGGGTCTGAGGTTTATAGTCCTGTATCATTAGGTAGAAAAGCTATAGGTATAGAATTAAAAGACTCTTACTTTAAACAAGCTAAAATAAATTTAAACGAAGCTCCTCATAGATTTGTGGAGGTATGTAAACAAGAAACATTATTTTAATTATGAAAACAAGAGAATTAAAGGAGTTTCATAAGGGGTTCGGTTATCCGACCCCTAACACTCCAACACTAGAAGCTAACCACGAATTAAGATATACTTTAATTAAGGAAGAGTTAGACGAATATAAAGAGGCTTGTAATAGTAAAGATATTATAGAAATAGCAGACGCTATAGGAGATATGCTTTACTTAGTCTTAGGAGCAGCTGTAGAACATGGTATTAACATAGAGCCAGTATTTAACGAGATACACCGATCTAATATGAGTAAATTAGAAAACGGTAAAGTAATACGTAGAAACGATGGTAAAGTATTAAAAGGATCTAATTACTTTCCTCCAAATATTAAGAAGGCTTTATTTGATAATACGGTAAAAGTATTTACTTGTCAGGAGTTTGTAGATAAAACAGTGGAGGTAGTTTGTAATTATTACGAGATTGACTCTGATACGGTATTTAGTAAAACTAGAGAGCGTAAATATGTAGAACCTAGACAAATTATTTTTTACTTAGTAGCTCGTAGATATAAAGAATGGAAATATTACGGAGAATATTTAAGAAAGTGGACTAATTTAGATAGAGTAACTATTTATAAGCACTCTGTAGGAACTATTGAGGGTATTGTAGATTACGATAGATACTTTAGCGATCAAATGGATTTATTATACAGTGAAATAATTAGAGAATTGTAACAGAATGACAGCAATAGTAGGTATTATTTATTACTGTCCCAAAAATTAACATTATTTGTGACAAAGGTGTTGTGTATGTCACGTTTTATTCATTGAATGAGATACAATGCAATAACCTTAAAAATAATAGATAATGAATGATTTATACGATAAACTAAAATGTGATATAACGTTTAGTATATGAAATGTGGAGCGAAGCGGAATTTTTTTATATACCGTGTTATGCGTATTTTAAAATTATAAAATTATGATAGAAAAACTTATTAAGCATTTGCAGAATAAACATAATGCTTTTATTGGCAGTCAGAAAGACCAAGTAAGAAGTTCTGAAGCTAAAGGATTTAAACAAGGTTTAGAGTGGGCAATTGAAAGTGCAGAAACAATGATAAGAAACGCAAAAGCTGAACATGAATACAATTTAGAACAAGAAGAAAACAACTATTCGGAAAAACCGAACAGTCAATTTTATTGTAATGATGAAAAACATTATCCTGAAATAGGAAGATGCAAAACCGAGTGTAAAATGTGTGAAGAAGAAAAACTAAAAAATGCCACTAAACGCTAATTAGTGGCAAAATATAGTTACGCATAACGCTTAGGCTAAACGTAGATTTTTTAACGATTAAAAACAGATAAAATGGAATTAGAAAGAATTATTGAAATACTTGAAAAATATCAAGAGTGGAGACGTGATAAAAATGTACCTGCAAAAACAAAAATGCAAAGCCCTATTGAAATAGGAACTGCTATTGATTACGCACTAAGCGAGTTAAAAAAATTACGTTTAGGTAGTGTTAGCTTTTCGTTGCGTGACAAGTTTGCAATGGAGGCTATGAATGG